TTAATGTGGTGGTCGCATTGGAATGTCCCAGAACCCCGGCAACGGAGCGCGGTCCATATTATTAGCAATCAATATGGATGCGGCAGTATGCCGTAAATCGTGTGGGGTTATATCCGGGGGTATCATGTGGCTGCAATCCTCTGCCACATATTTGTTATACAGTTCTATAATTCGTTTAAACTGATGGTATGGGCTTGAAGGGTGCATTTGAATCCCATTTTCTTGTGTGAAGATAAAATTCTTATCAAATTCTTTCCCGTGGTATCCCTGCCAATATGTGCCGCGCTCCATGCTTTGGCGCATTTGCTCCGCTTTCCATAATTTCAATATGCCTGTAACAACAGGCGGTATAACAGGAGTGCGTGATTTATTTGTTTTGGTCTTTTTCTGTATTATCTTTCCATCCACATAAGCTGTAGAGTTTTCAATATTCACGGTTCCGGTATCTAAATCTATATCATTCCATGTGAAAGCTATATTCTCACCACGTCTGTCACCAATAAATAGAGCCAGATAAAAGTAAGCCCGCCATTTTAAAGAGAGTTTCCAGGACGTTTGATATTCTTTGATTGAATATACTTCCCCTGATTTGTTTTTACGCTTACGGCCTCCGTATTTTATCGTTATAGGGTTGTCTAAGGCCCACAGGAACGCTTGTGTTTGCTCTATGGTAAGATATTTCACCTTATACTCTTTCTTGGGTCTATGTCCCTTGCTTTGCTTTCCAGCATAGATTAAAGGGTTTATGGTAAGTAATCCCTCACCAACGGCATAAGACAATAAGCTGCTGACAATGGCGCAATCCCTTGTTATGGTGCTTTCAGATAGCCCGCCGGGCTTTCCGTCAATCCTGGCCCCGTCCTGCCTTAAGGCTTTGCTGTAATCCTTAAGGTTCTTTGGAATGATGCTGCATATTTTCAAATGCCCCAGGCGTGGGACAATGCGCAATTTCAAACAGTTTTTATAGCTGGCCCAGGTAGTGATGGACATAATATCATCATCCGGGTTTCCAGTAGGTTCATTGTCTTTTAAAAATAACTCAGATAGTTCTTCCAGGGTCAAGCGCCGGCCTTTAACATTTTTGGCCTGATTTTACATCACGCTCAAAGTCCATTACAAATTGCTCCAGGGCCTTTTTCTCCTGTTTTGGGGTCATTCCTGGTTCTGGTGTGAATGTGTCCGTTTCAAGAATTTGGGTCCCATCGGCTCTGCGCCCATTGCTAACCGTGACTTGATAAGAGTTACCGCGTTTTCTTATACTTGCCATAATATCCTTCCTTAAGAAAATAACATTGAAAGTAGTACATTTATCATTGTTTAAGAAAGCCCGGAAACATAGCGTTTATAGGCTTTTCTTTTTATTGTGGTTTATCATTGTTTATGCAAAGTGGTACTTTAAGAAGTTATAACCATGTGATATTTAGACTGTTGTCTCCCATATCTTTTTCGCAAGCATAACGAGTAATATCATCAAATTCCCTTTCCAGTCTATACTTTATAAAAGATTCAATATCATCATAAATACGTTCTATTTCATTTGACATTAAATGTATTCTCCTGCCTTTTTCATCAGATATAATCATATTCCATTCGGGATACACAGACAATCCTTTTTGGGCAAATGCTAGTTTTTTCTTGATAGCCTCATTTGTATCCGCAGAACTTATAAAAAAGTTGTCGATAACGAAGTTGTGAGGCATACTCCTCTACGTATCCCATACTTTGTATTAAAAATTTTATACAACTACGTCTTTCGCTCCATTCTTTTGTGTATGAGTCTGCTTCGTCAGATTCGGTTTTGAAATCATCTTTTCCCAATAAATATTCTTCTTTAACCTTTAATACTTTAGAAATTAAACGAGCATATTCGATGGATAAAGGGCGTCTTCCATTTTCTACGCTGGATATATGCTTTTCGTTCCTCTCTTTTCCTCTGTTTTCTGGAAGTAGCATAATTTTATTTATAAGTTCCTCTTGCGTATATCCGGCCGCTTCTCTGCATTCTTTCAATCTCTCTCCGCATAGTAACATATATTCTTTAGAACAGGATACATTCTTACTCATTTCTCCACTCCTTTCATAATCCAGGTAACATAAAAAAAGGTTTCCGAGATGTGTACTTGATGTAAACATTTATGTTACTATAATATCATGAAGCCAAACAAACTTCAAGTACATACAATAAATCCCAATAAATAACCGAAAGGAGAATTTTAATGCAGAAAAATACGAAAACAAGGCTTGTAGATTTAGTGGCATGGATGGCATACACAGGGTTAGGAAGGAATACAGCAATGAAATTCGGAGAAAGTCTTGGATGCCGAGTAAGAATTGGACGCCGGGTGCTGTATGACCTTACTGTCGCAGATAATGAAATTGATAAGTTGCATGAGGCCAGATAATGAGCGAGATTTTCCGGGAAGAATGGATGAATGGAAAATATTTGGAAAGGAGCAAATTCAAATTATATGACGAAAATGGAGTTGATTTCCAGGTATACGGACTTAGCGCGGCAGCGCTCAGAGCTTTTCTTGCAATCTGGTTCCGGTTGGAATGCGGATATAGAACGGCGGGAAAAGGCTATTCTTGGCGAGATGGCGGCATTAGAAGCAGCTATTAAACTCCCGGTGCAGGAGGAACAGGCCATTCCAGAAATGCTTACCATCCGTAAGGCAGCAGAGAGGACCGGGTTATCTTATGATTGCATAAGAAAATTATGCCTCCAGAAGAAAATAACGTTTGTTATGGTTGGAACGAAGTATTTAGTCAATTTTGGCAAACTGGTGGATTTTCTGAATGGACAGGGGACAAATATTTAAGACAAGCAGTGTATAGATGGAGAATAGGAGACTGTTTTATCCTGACCATAAAGAGCAATAAAAAGTTAGAAATGCCTGTAGATAAAGAAAAGTAGAAAGGGTAAATATGGTTTATGAATTTTTACAAGCTGGTGAGGAAAATGCGCTGTCACCGACATTTTTAAAAAATTATTTTGGATTTACAAGCATTAGGACATTGCAGAAACAGATTGAATTTGAACGAGAGCAAGGGCATGTGATTTTAAGTAGTACATTAGGTGGATATTATAGAGCTTCAACGGCAAATGAAATTAGGCGATTTATAAAAACGCTAGAGAATCGTGGAAGCAGAACTTTGAAAGCATTAGATAGCGCAAAAGCGTTGTTGAGAGAGATTGAAGGAGTATCAACTAATGGCGAATAGGAGGATGTTTTCACTTGATGTTATTGATACGGACAAGTTTCTTGATATGCCTGCTACTTCACAAAATTTGTATTTCCATTTAGGTCTGAGGGCAGATGATGATGGTTTTGTATCTTCTCCTAAAAAAATCACTAAGTTAGTCAACTGTGGAAGTGATGATTTGAATGTTTTGATTTCCAGGGGATTTGTTATTCCATTTGATGATGGAATCATGGTTATTACTCATTGGAAACAAAATAACTACATACAGGCAGACAGATATAAGCGCACTCTTTATCAAGAACAGTTATCTCACTGATTGTTAATAATGGCGTATACGCACTGGATACAGAACGTATCCATGATGTATCCAAAATGGAAGCACAGGTTAGTATAGAGTTAGATAATAATATATTATGTTCGCCTGGAGCCGAACCAGATAAGACGGGAGATAATGATTCCGACCTTGAACGACTGAAAACAGACTTTGAAAAGATTTATGCCATATATCCAAAAAAGAGGGGAAAAGCAAAAGCATTTGAATACTATTGTGCTTATGTGAAAAAAGGGCGTTGTATCAACAAAGTTCGTTATCGGCTGACTAACAAGCAAATTTATTTGGCGGTTCGAGCCTATACCCGTGAATGGGAGGCAGAGGGAACAGAGATATGCTTTTGTAAAAATTTCGATACATTTATGTCAAAGGCTATTATTGATTATCTGCCGGGGGAGGATGATTTATGATTGTTAATGCGGAGCAAGCGCTTATTGGTGCCTTGATGATGGAACCACGGGTAATCAAGGATTGTGGGAGCATTCGCCCTGATATGTTTGTTGATGCGCTGTTAGGGCGGATATATCTGGAATTCTTGAGAGCGCATGATTTTGGATATCAGGCCAATCTTGTTACCCTTGCAGCAAACATTGATGATGTTTCCCAATCTGAATTGCTGAGTAAATTAAAAGAGTGCAGTGATTCAAGCGTAACAAGTACGGCAACTGGGGAATATGCAGAAGTGATTAAAAATGCATATAAGGCCCGTACAGCCACGCAAATTATCAATGCAGTACAATTCCACCCCTCTGCCGTAGAAAAGCAAATAGGGGAGACTGTGAACGCTCTGGAGGCATTGCAAGAGGATGATAGACCAAAGGCAAAATGCTTAAGTGAGATTGTTGACGAAATGGCCCCAGGATGTTTCGTAGACAGGGAACGGGATTTTCTTTACACGGGATTCCCACGATTGGATGATTGTCTTGGAGGTCTGGAGGGTGGTGATATCATTGTCATTGGAGCGCGCCCGGCAGTTGGAAAATCTGCTTTTGTTACGCAAATACTGACAAATATGGGAATCCAGGGCAAGCGGGTGCTGCTGTATAATCTGGAAATGACAAATAAGCAGATGTATGAACGACTGGTGTCGCGGCAATCTGGTATTATGATGAACCGTATCCGGCAGGGCAAGGCTTTCCTGGGGGATGAAAAAGAACGGTTCCAAAAGGCCAATACGGAACTGAAAAGGCTGGATGTGTGGATATCAAGCGGGGTTAAATCCGTGGGTGAGATACGCAGAGAATGCCAGCACATGGGTGCTGATTGCATTATCATTGATTATTTGCAGCTTATAAAGGCCGAACGTCATTACGCTAACCGGGCGTCAGAAGTGGGCGATATTTCAAAGGCAATTAAATCATTAGCAATGGAGTTGAACCGGCCTATCATAGTCTTATCGCAATTAAACAGGGCATCAGAAGGACGGCAGACAAAAGAACCCACTATGTCGGAACTGAGGGAATCAGGTGATATTGAGCAGGATGCATCAGTTGTTATGCTGCTTTGGAATCTTTCAGAAGAAAATGAAAGATACAAAGGGGTGAAGGTAGAGAAAAACCGACAAGGGAAAACAGCAAAATTTCAAATGGAGTTTGTTGGTGAGGAAATGAGTTTCAAAGAAGTAGAGGGTAAAGATTTTGATTTCAAGCCAGCAAAGGAGAAAACACCATTTGATTAACAGGGGGCCGATGTGGTAAAAAATTCAGAGGTACAACAGGAATTTGAAATGTTCGCAGACGTTTGGAAGCTATTTAAACAGCGGCTTCCAGTAGGCAAACCGGATGATGATGAATACTGGGAGGAAACCGTAAATGCAGTTAAGTGTTTCATGATAAAATATCCAGATTCATTCAGCAAGGATATAGCAATGGCGGTGTTGACAGAAATCGAAAGGAGGGGTAAGCGGTGAAGATAAGAACCCAGGACGCAAGACAATACCTTGAATATGGCGAAATATATGCAGAATACAGCTACGATGGTAAAGGGGCAACGGTATATGCCAGAAGCAGGTTTCATAACGGAGCATTGTTTGCGGGAGCTTATGAAGATATGACGAGGGCTAAAGGTGTTCTTTATGAGGTGGATTTAGCATATCAAGCCGGGCAGAGGGTCTTTTATATGCCGGCAGAATGAAAATTACATAGCAGTATGATTGTATAGAGCCAGACGCTAAGACGCAGAGCCGTTTAAAGGAGGGCTTTATTTTTTATGTAGTTATTGAAATCATGGTTATTGTAACCACGGAGGAGAATAGTAAATGTTTTGCGTGATACAGGAAATAGAAGTAAAGAAGGTTCATGCCGGGGAACCGAAGGAAATAGAAGTTTATGAAACCACCTGGACTACCAACGATAAGAAGGAGTCAACCTGGGGGTGGCGCTACAGTGATGAACACTTTGACCGCCCTGTTAGAAAAGCATACCGAATTAGTATACATGAGAGTTACCGGGAGTCCGGGAAGGTCAAGAAAAAGCAGACTGTAATCTGTACTATCGAGTACTATTCTATTGTGGACTGTGGGAGCTGGATAGGGGACTATATCACTGGCTCCCGATGGAAGGATAAGGTGGAATCCATCGGGTTTCCAGAGGATGAACTTGTGGACCTGATTTATAAGAAATTCCAGCCTATCATAGACAGGTAGAAGCAGAGTTCCAGCAGACAGAGGAATACAGGGCCAGGGAGGAGCACAGGCGCATCCTAATGGAACACAACCAGAGGGTGGAGGCTTTCAAAGAAAAGTATGATACCAGCGAGAGTGAATATAAGCACTGCTATGATGTGTTCGGGAACCTGCGCAACCTGGATGCCCTTAAGAAGGTCAAGGCAGATTATAAGGCAAAGAGAGACTATGAGCGCCGGAGCCAGAAAGAGAGCCGTAGTTATTATGAAAGATTCTTTAATAACTACAGCGGGAATAGTGGGAGTAGTTACGGTGGAAATATTTCTAATAACTACAATGAGGATAATAAGGCCATGCTTAAGAAGTTCTATCGCACCTTGTCAAAGGCATATCACCCGGACAGTAACTCAGGAATGGACACATCCGAAGAAATGAAGCTACTGAACCAGCTTAAAAGTGATTGGGGTGTGTAAATGTTGAAAAAATAGTTAATGTGACTACAAAATTTGGTCAGCATGGGGCGAATGTGCTGTTTGTTGATAAACAATACATTTCAATATTACACAAGAGAAGCATTGAAATAATAAAGACAAGGAGAATCAGAATGACTTATTACGAAAAAATTGTGACAGCAATTAAGACCAGGGAGGTGCTTGAAATGCCGCTTTTAAGCCTTGGGCTTATCCTGAAAACTGGCGGCATTGAGGCAGCGGGATATTTGGGGATGTGTTCTGACCGGATAGCAGAAGCAGAATTGATAGACGGGGAAGATGTGAGAATTGATTTTATAAATTTCCCTGATTTGTTGCTATCTGCTGATGGTGTGCGGACGTGCCGAGGAATACTAGAAAATTATGTGTCAGATGACATTATTTCGGACGCTTTTGAGGCATTATGCCATGAGGAAAGCATAAGGGCGGAAATAAGCATGTTTTCCGGGACATTACGGGAATTAGGAACGGCGGGCCTAGTAAAGATGTATGCCAGATGTAAAGATAATCAGATACGGAAACTTATAGCGGCAGAGGCTTACCATCGTTCCATTTTATCAAGTATTATAAGGCGGCTACGAAGCTTATTTTATGATGTGCTTGTCCATGTGAAATATCATAGACTGATTTCTGTGGTAGATATGGCGGTGAAAAATATTCGTAGTGAAACAAAATAGCCCCGCTGCCGAAGGTTGTTTCTCCTTTATCCACTATGAAACTAACCCAGTAATGGATACATCTTAGGAAATGAAACTGCTGAATCAGCTTAAGAATGATTGGGAGCTGTAGTTATTGAAAAAACAATTTCCATAACTACAAAGGGAGGCAATGTTTTTAGCTAATATGATTTCTATAACACAAAGAAAGTGGGTGAAAATATGGTTGTTATTGGAATAATGATTTTTGTGATAATTTGTGAACTGGCGGCGATTTATGAAAAGATGGAGGGTAAAAACAATGAATAAAATAGAAATGGTTGAAACGTGTTTGAGTGGCTGTATGAAGATTCTGGGAGAAACGCAAAATGATTTGCCGGGTGTTGCGGCAGGATGCATGGAAAAGGGAATGGAGTCAATATCCGGGTTTATGCAGAATACGGTGACAGAGGATAAAGCAAGATTAAAGAAAATGATAAACGGAGGTTATAGGAATGGCAAATATTAATTTTGATGATGGATTTGAAACATTTACAATCAATGGGGATTCCAACCGGGTTATAAAGATAAATCCAAAGGATGGAAACATCCTAATCCGATTTGATGAAGCTATGCGGGACTTAAAAAACGAATCGGAACGACTTTCAAGTATCAAAGTTAAGGCAGACGGAAGTCCTGTAGAGCAGGCAGGAATATCCCTGGAGGAAAGTACTTCCAGACTTGGGGAGTTTAACCAGCTCATCTGCAGCAAAATGGATTATGTATTTAATGCCGATGTAAGACAGGCTGCTTTTGGGAGACAGTCCCCGCTTTCCATTGTTGGTCCAGATAACCGCTTTCTGTTTGAGATATTCTTAGAGGCAGCTTTGGAAGCGGTTCGCGACAAGCTGGAGGCTGCAACAAAAGAAATGGAATCCCATGCAGGAAAGTATACAGGCCAGTACAAACAGGCAGTAGACAACGGGAGCAAGTACCCATTCCCTGTAAAGTAGGTGTTATATGAGTTCTGATGAAAAAATGATTGAAGCAATAAAAAAGATTTTGTCCAGGGGAAATATGGCAGAAATAAAAAAGCGAAAAAATGATGTGATTATCCTGGAGGTAGAAAAGAAAATTACATATCAAACTAATAGATAGAGTGGTATCTGTTAAAGGCTAAATGGAGCCGGGAATTTTGCGATATATGCAAGATTTCCGGCTTTTTCTGTCTCTTAGGAAGTGAGGAACTGGGATATTGAAAGCAGATGGAAATATTGTTATTGATACAAAAATCAATTCAGATGGGATGCAGCGTGGTATATCAGAAATTAAAGGCTCCATGACAAAGCTGGGGGGAATAGTGAAGGGCATCGGTAAGGCCATCATTACCGCTTTTGCGATAAAACAGATTGTGCAGTTCGGTAAAGAATGTTTGGAACTGGGGTCCGATTTGGCAGAGGTACAAAACGTTGTAGATGTGACTTTTCCCGGCATGACAAAACAGGTGGATGATTTCGCAAAGGCGGCGGCTGATTCCTTTGGACTTTCTGAGACAATGGCGAAAAAATATGTCGGTACGTTCGGGGCAATGTCTAAATCCTTTGGTTATTCAGAAAACGCGGCCTATGATATGGCTACGGCATTAACCGGGTTAACAGGTGATGTCGCAAGTTTCTATAACTTGTCGCAGGAAGAAGCATATACAAAATTAAAATCTGTGTTCACGGGCGAGACGGAATCGCTTAAGGAATTAGGCGTTGTCATGACGCAAAGTGCATTAGACCAATATGCCCTTGCAAATGGTTTCGGAAAAACCACTAATAAAATGACGGAGCAGGAAAAGGTTGCCTTACGCTTGCAATTTGTACAGAACCAGCTTTCAGCGGCAAGCGGTGATTTTGCCCGTACATCGGATTCATGGGCGAACCAGGTAAGGATTTTTCAGTTAAGATTACAGTCTTTAAAGGCTACGATTGGACAAGGGCTTATAAACCTGTTTACGCCTATTATAAAGGCCATAAATGTATTCCTTGAACGGTTATCAACGGCAACCACGGCATTTAAGAATTTTACGGAAACGGTAATGGGTAAGAAATCTGTAAATAGCGGAGCTGCACAAGCGGCAGGAGAAATGGCAGAGGTACAGGTTGGATATGAGGGCGCGGCTGATGGTGCGGAGGACTTTGCAGACGGGGTAAAGGACGCGGGCAAACAGGTAAAGAAATCATTAGCACCCTTTGATAACCTAATACAGATTCAGCGTGATGCAGAGGAAGGTTCTGAAAATACAGGAGATAGCAGTATAATGCCGCCGGGCCTGTCCCCTGATGAACAGCAGACAGAATCACCGTTTCTAAATAATGTCATGGAAACCCTGGAGGCAATCAAACAAAGGCTGATTGAGATAGAGGGAATCTTTCAATCGGGGTTCTGGCAAGGGCTGGGGGATTACAAACCTGTCCTGGATTCAATAAAGACAAACATAGCAAGTATTGGCGATAGTCTGAAAGATATTTTTACGGACCAGGGCGTTATGTCGGCCTTTAATACCATGTTGGATACTATATCCTACAACCTGGGAAGAACTGCCGGGGCGTTTGTCAGTGTTGGACTGACAATAGCTGATAATCTGACCGGGGGAATAGCATTATATCTTGAAAGTGCAAAAGGCAGAATCAGGGGTTATCTGATAAGTATGTTTGATATCACATCAGAAATCAGTACCATAGGCGCTGATTTTGCGGTAGCGGTAGCGGATATTTTTTCAGTGTTCAGAAGCGATACAGCAAAGCAAATCACGGCTGATATTATAGCAATCTATGCAGATATATTCATGGGAATTACCGAATTGTCAGCAAAGTTGTTCAGGGATGTGTTGGACACGATTCTTACCCCATTTGTAGAGAACAAAGATAAGATAAAAGAATCTCTTGCAAATACGATGGAGCCAATAAAAACCGTCCTTGATTCTATTTCACAGGGTATAACTGAGACATTCGAGAATTTAAACAAGATGTATGACGAGCATATTGCTCCGCTGTTTGAATCTATTAAGAATGGGCTATCTGAAATCCTGGAGAATCTGCTGGATGGTTATAACAAGTACATTGCCCCAACCCTTCAAAAACTGGCAGATAAATTTTCAGAAGTATATGATGGAACGATACAGCCGCTTATCAATAAAATCATTGAACTGATGGGTAAAGTTGCAGATTTAATCAAGGTGATATGGGATGAATATTTAAAGCCCTTGCTTAGTTGGATATCTTCCAACATACTGCCCGTTGTTGCCCCTATACTGGAGACAATAGGCACGTACCTGTTTAACCTGATTGACACGGCGGCATCTGTTTTGGATGGCTGATAACGGCCTTTTCTGGAATTATAGATTTCCTGACAGGTGTATTTTCTGGAGATTGGGAAAAAGCATGGGAAGGTATCAAGGAAATATTTGGAGGCGTTATTGATGCCATAATGGGCCTTGTGGAAGGTCTGATAACGTCACTAGGCGATTTTATTAGTGGAGGGTTAGAAAGTATTGGCGCAATCATAGAAACGGCGCTAAACGGCCTTTTAGGGGCGGTAGAGGAAGCATGGAAGCGTATTTCCAGTACCGTCAAGGGATTATGGGATGCTTTAAAGGGGGATGCACAGAACATATTTGAAGGAATCGGACAGGCGATAGAATCAGTGTGGGATTCTGTAATGAATAAGACTACAGAAATATGGAACAGTATTGTGACGGTAATCAAGAATACGATAGCGAAGATTGTTTCTGGTATCGAGGGCATGGTAAATTCGGTGGTATCCGGGATAAACAAAATTATCGAGGCAATCAATAGGGTAATGGATAAGGTGGGAATTGCAATACCTACCATTCCTAATTTGAACCTATCAGGCAAAACCGGTTATCCGGCCTCTGCCTATGCAGCTATCCCCTATAAAATGCCAATGCTTGCAACCGGTACAGTAGTACCACCGCGGGCAGGAATGTTTGCAGCTATTTTGGGAGATAACCCAAAGGAGCCGGAAGTGGTATCTCCTTTATCAACTATGAAGCAAGCTCTTAAGGAAGCGCTGGCAGAAAGCAATATATCCAGTGGAAACCAGATTGCTAAAGCAGAGCTAATACTTGATGGTACAAGATTTGGTCAGCTTGTAGTTAAATTTGGAAACAACGAAAAGAATCGTGTTGGCGTAAGAATGGTAACGGAAGGAAGTGTATAAAAAATCCCGCTGTCGTTTTTAGATGGGTGATGGCAGCGGGAAAGTCACATTGCTTTAATTATATCAGAAGGATGGTGTATAAGCAATGAGGACAAGGGACAAGAACTTAAGCGATTACGGAATAGATTGCGGCCGGGCGGCTGAATTAATGGAACTTGCCAGACTGGAAGAAAATAAAGGCTTAATATGCAAAGCGGCTGATTTAAGTAATCCAGGACTATCTGCATTTATTATTGAATCTCTCACACAAAAAAGAGGGTATGACCGTATTTATATTAAATCGTATATTCCCGCTAAACGTGATGATTTTTACGCATACCGCAGGAAAGCATTAGCATTGTTTAGTCTACTTCTGGAAGGGAAAACGCCTATAATACCGAGGGACAGGAGGATACAGAGAAATTCACGCATAGCTAGTTAAAATGGCAGGAAAGGGCATTCTGATGCGTTCTATAGGGTATGGATGGCTAATGTCTGCTTACGGAAACTTACGCTTGCACAGTATAGGAACCTGCTAAAACCTGCCATTTTTACAATATCCCCCTAAATAACCCTAAATCCATAAACATTATGTATACGGATCACCGACCACCAAATGGTTGTCGTTCAATAAAACCTTAGAAAACCTTAGTATTATGTTTATAGCAGAACGAAAATCAATCGTTTTAAAGAAAATGTTGACGTTGTTGACTTAGTGCAATGTGCTTGTGCCATAAGCACGTCAGAAAACGGACGTATCGGTGAGGGCGATACGTTGGAACTGCTCTTATCGTTGGGCTATGCAAAGCAGTCCATCACCCAGGCCGAACACATCTGCATATTATCGGAACATGGTTATGCAAAGCTGATTAAGATAATGGTACTGGCCTGGGGCGGTGAAATACCGGGTCAGTATTTTTCTGCCCCAGGACAATCAGATAATGCTTTATGATATCATAGTTTGAAACTGCGCAAAAGTGCGCACAAAAAACAGAATAGACTAAACTAAACGCTATCCCTCTGCCGGTATCAACTATAGGCACATATACGTTGACGAATGCACAAAATGCACTAAAATGCATACAAAAAAGCGCAGGTCAAAAAATGAGGTCAAGAAAACCCGAATAAAAAAGAGTTTGTTAACACGATTACATGTGTGGGTCAAGGGGCTAGAGTAGGTGGGAAGCGATTTGTTAGGTCTGGACAATACTGGAATGAGTTAGGACAATGCAGCTTTGCCTATGTCCAGGTATACCTTATTTCCGGGCATACCTGGGGAGTTTCACGACTGAAAATCCGGCAGCCAATTTAAGGCTTAAAAATGATAACACATGATGGGGATAGGGATAGCTATTATTAGTAGATATTTTAACTTAATCATTACATGTTTCTAAATATTTATCCCAATAATTTTCCTTGTCCTCTTCAATCTGGTGAAGCCATAAATACATCATTACTACCTCAATTTGTTTTTTATGACCTTTAATAAAGGGTTTATGAGCATACCTGAGATAAAAACTGTTAATATTAAAAATATTAGTTGAGGTTTTGAAGTTATATTTAAAACCATCGGGATAAACACATTCATCTGTTTTTATTCGGCATTGTTTAGGCCATGTCTCGGGGGTATCCCAAAAATAAGATAGATAACCAAAAAGTCCCATGACAATATTAACATGATATTGTTCAAGTGTACTATTTAACCAATCAGTTATTTGTTGTGAAAAATTTGGTATATAATCAGGAAACCGCTCCGACTCTCTCCGATGATATTCTTTTATAAATTGACAAAGCAATTCCGTTTCATTTTTAAGATATGCGTGGTCCTTAATGATTTTTGCATAACAGTCGTAAGATATTGCGCGAAATTCTGATTCCTCATACATAAAAGGGAAAGCTTCGGACTGAATTAAATGATATCCGATAGTTCTATTTATCTGGCGACCATAAGCATCGTATATGGACACTAGCCAATTTTGAACGGCATGGCTATAATTTCTTAAAGACTTTTCATATTTTCTTATTTTTTCATTTTCGGTTATAGTATGTCGTTCCGCCCCTTGAATAGAGAGATATTGGTCGAAATACTCAAAGATATAGTTTATGCATGTACGAATATTATTTATTTTTTGGCTAACATCAAATTCATTAATACCATCTTCGGTTTTCCTTTTCTCTATATATTCTTCTAAACTCAACAT